GATTGCACCTCACGTTCGCCGGCCAACGCGTCAAGGTTTCCAATGGAAACGCTTTCAGTGCCGGTCCTATCAGGGTATGCAATTCCAACGGTGCCCCCGTCCGTCGTGTAAAACGCCTCCGGCTTCGCCACATAGAAGGTCACATCCTCGTCGGTCACACGTTGGCAGAAGAGGTATTCCGAAGACTCCGTGGTGAGGACTAACCGCTCAACCTGAAACAACGATGACGACGGCTTTCGCTTCACCTTCACGCGCTTGGTTCCGAGCGTCGTGACCGAAACGAATTCGTCATCCGTCGAAATAGGGCGAAGCGAATTTACCGCCTCGACCAGCCGCGAAAGCTCGAAGCCGATGCGCCCGCCCAGCGATGATTTGGGAAGTGGAAAGTTCACGCGACGCGCTCGTATAGCCATGACCACTCGGCGAGGTGCCACCATTCCAAGGTGATGACCCACTTGCCATTCGACTGCTGTTCCTTCGTGCCGTTGCGCGCAAGCCATTCGCCGTCGGCTGGCATTTCAGATTGCACGCCTGCGGGCGGGCTGAACGCGGAAATCAGTTGCGCGCGGGAATAAACCTTGTTGGCGTTGGACAGGTAGGCTGTGGCCGAGTCGAAGCCGGAAACTACTTTGGTGCGGCGGAGGCAAATGGATGAGACTTCAAGGCCAACTTTGCCAGCGTTGATTGCGTGAACGAACTCTTCACCGTCGGCAGTCGTGGCCAGCAGTGCGTCGCCGTAGGTGATGTCTCCGTTCAGGAACTCGCGCACGGCGGTTTGTTCATCCGCTGGCAACGCCTCGAACTCTGCCGTCTCAATGATGCTCTGCTCGAACGCATTGTTGACGATGCTCCAAGTCGTCTGGATTTGCGCCGCGTCAGTGACCGCAGAACCGTCCTGCGCGTTGTCAAACCAGCCTTCCAGAATCGCCGTCGGCCCCTCGTCGGGAATCACGCGGACGTTCGTGCCGTCGATCAAAAGCGTAGGAATGAACAGGTTGACCGCCTCCTTGGTGCCACGCCAACGGCGCACCGTCCGCCAGCCGTCGCGCACGGAATAGCTGCGCTCCGGTTCAAGCTCAATCAGTTGGTTATCGCCGCGAATTGTGATGCTCATGTCAGCGCCTCAACCACTCGGTTGGCAAGGTCATTGCCCTTCGTTGTGGCCGTTTGAATCCGCTTCAGTTCGTTGTGAATTTGCTCGAGCTTTTGAACCTGCGTCACGCCCGCGCCCGCCGTGCCAAACGACCCGCCGATGCGCTCCAATGCGTTCACCATCGGGTCGGCGGGCAAGGCGCTGACGGCATCGGGTTGGGCATCGGGTTGGTTCAGCGCGTCAAGCTGCCCCTGCGCGTTCATCAGTTCGAGTTGTGCTTTTAGAAGCGACTCCTCCGCGCCCCGGTCCTCGCCAGCTGTCATGGTGAACCGGGCAATATCTGCTTTGAGCTTTGCAATCTTCTCCTCGAAAGCGGCCCGCTGCGCGGCGGCGGGCAACAGCTTCAGTTCACGCTCGGCAACCTGTTCGCGGAGCTTGGCCAGTCGCTCCTCCTGCGATGCCACAGACCGAGACGTTGACGCTTCCGCCCTGCCCCCGCCGCCTGCCCCCCTCTGATCTCTTGCTGCGCGTTGCGCGTTTTCCTCTGCCGTGCGCTGATTGAGGTAATTAACCGCCTCGCGCTCGCCCGTCTCGCCTCCCGTATTAAACGCCCGCTTGATAAAGTCTCCGATGCCTTCGCCGGCATTCATTCCGCCTCGAATTGCGCCCTCCAAACCTGAAACCATTCCAGTCAGAAATTTGAACGCCATTATGAATGCGTCCTGCATTCCCTGAACGCCGTCGATTACCGACACAATCGCGGGCGCGAGAAGACCGCTCATGGTGCGCGCTAACGCCGCGAACCTGTCGCCCGCCTCGTCCAGTGCCGCGATGTCCTCCGCTGAAATGATAGCGCCCGCCCCGCGCGCCTGTTGCGCGGCTTCGTCAAGCCCCATCTTGAACGTCGGGACCAGCGCCCCGGCCCCGCGCCCGCCGACGCCCTTCAGCGCGGGCATAAGCTGTTGCGCGTCGCCGCTTTTTACCGCCTGCCCGATCTGCCGAGTGATTTCCTCAAGGCGCTTCGAGCGGAGGTCTTCGAGGCTCACGCCAAGGCGCGCGAAGCTGTCGCGCAGTTCGTCGTTGCCTTGAAGCGCCTCCTCCCGTGAGACGGACAGCTTCTCCATGAACCCCGTGAAGGTTTCGAGGTTCGTCCCGCTCAACCGCGCGGCAAAGTCGAATTCTTGAAGCGCGTCCGTGCTGACGCCGAGCCTCTGCGAAAGGTCCGCAATCTGGCCGGCGTAATCCATCGTTGCCTTGCCAGCCGCCACGATTGCCGCCGTGCCGAACGCGCCCGCGATTGCGCCCTTCAAGTTGCCGTTCAAGTCGCGCGAAAGCCCTTTGCTCGCAGATTCAACCTGCTTGATTCCAGCCTTGAAGCCGGTGGCGTCCATTCCAAACCGCGCCATGATGGAGAGAAAAGCCATGTCAATTTTTCCCCATCATTGCGACAAGCCGATCATGGTTCTTGTCCGCATTCGCCCGCGCGCTTTGATACTCCGCGCGGTCCATGATTTTGCAGTGCCCATCCATCGCGTTCAGCGTGAAATAATCCCAAAGGCACAAACCCCACGGGCGGTCTAAAACCTCCGCCTCGGTGAATCCCATTTTGGATTGCAGCAAAACCTTGACGCTCTGAACCATCGGGACGCCCATCGGGTCGCCTTGATGGTTTTCCTTGACGGTGAACAACGGAAAGCTGCTCCCGGCGCGAACGTATTCTGTGAACCTGCCAACCTCGGCGGCGGGTGAGAAACCCAAACCGGGCCGACGAAACCCGAGCGCGTTGCGCGGTGCCAGACGCCGCTGCCAAGCCGCCACGATTTCAGGCAGCTTCGGATTGTCCATATCCGCCAGTGCGTCCGTGTATTTTTGCGAGCAAATCACGATGGCTTGAATCAAATCATCAAGGCCCGGCGCTGCCCCGTTTCCGAAGGCGTTGCCAAAGCGGTTCAACAGCAAAACGTGCCCGAGCGAAAACGGCCGAAGCCGGACGCCCAGAATTGCGACCGGCTCCGGTATTGCGGCGTTGAAAAACTCCGCGCTCATTAAGGCGATTAGCTCGCGCCGACGGTGGCCAGATGGTTCTCGTAACGGCGCAGTTCCATGGTGATCGTGCAGGCGTCCGCAACGCCCTTGTTGACGGTGCCGCCCGTGAAAATGTAGGTGCCGGTGCCGTTGCCCGTCGAACTGCCCACGATTTGAGAACCGGTGTCGTCAGTGTCCGCAACGGTGATGTCCGCCCCGCGCGCGGGCAAAATGCCGCAAGCCTTCGCAGCCGCCAGCGTCGCACCCGAAGGAATCACCTCGACGGTGATCGAATCCATGTGGCCAAACAGCACGAGTGAAAGCGTCACGCCGTCCGCGCCCTTGATTTCAGTTTCTTGCCCGCCCAGCGTGTAGCGCACGCTTTGGACTTGGCCGGTGGCATATACTCCCGTGCCAGAAACGGAGAAGCCGCCGAGTCCCCAAATTACGCCAACGCCTTTTTGAACGCTCATAAGAAAAAGTTGTTATCTGTTGGCTGATAAGAGACACTAATTGTGCTCCAAGGTCAACGTGAAACTTTAGCTCACATCCGACGGACAACACGTCACCCTAAACGCCATCGTTGACAGGTGAGAATCGTCCTCGACTGTCTGGGTGCTCGCCCCGAATTCCACCATGAAGGCCGTGAAATCCGAAGCCCCTCCCGACAAGTCCGCCGCCGCCGTGTCCGTAGTCAGCGCGTCGAATATCGCGGACGCCCGCGCCTCATGTTGCGTCGGCGTGCTGTCAGATTTGTTGCTCCGCACAGTCACAAGCAACTCCACGATCTGAATTCCGGTGAACTGTAGGCCCGTCGGCGGCTGCGCTTGGCCAGCCTCGCAAATCGCGCATGGCAACGTGTTTGCGTCAGAGTCTAGCCCGGTGAACACGGCGCACGAAACCCCGCTTGCCGCGCTTGCTATTACCGATGCGGCGGCGCGTTCTAGTTTGGATTGGATTGAGTTGAAGGCCATGTCAGGGAGTAGTTTTTGTGCCGGCTGGAATCACCGTGTTCGCGGCTTGCTGCGCTTTCTTGGCGAGATATGTTTCCATGTCGGCAGTCTCTTCGCGGAATGCCTGCCCAAGCGCCTTTTCCATGAATGCCGTAACCGCCGGCATCTGCTTGCGCTCTGGCGGCGTCGAGTTGTTTTCAATCTCGGCCACGGGTGAGAGTCCGTCCTTTGCCTTCATCGCGCGGCCAGTTGGACGGCCTTTGCGACGCTCGAAAAATGAGCCTTTCGCCAGTGCCCTTATTGCAGGAATCCAGCCAGCGCGGAAAAACCGAACTGAACTAAGGCGCTTGGAAACAAACCTCGCAACCATCGCCGAAACATTCTTCACGCTGCCAAGTTCACCTCGCCGTTTTAACTGTGCCACCAGCAATGCGCGGGCGCGGCCATTGGCATCGACGACTATCTTCTTTTTTTTCAGGGCCCTGCCGCGCTTGCCAATTACCGTTTCGTAAGTCGCGCCAAGCTCTGAGGCAATCTTGTTCCTGTCGGACTTTGGCGTCAGGTTGTGGGCACGGAATGCAACCTGACCGGCCTTGTGATTTATCGCCTCTGGCAGCGTTTTGGAAGTGACCGCAACGTATTGCTTCAACGCCCGGTCAAACTCCCGCGTGTCAATTTGTAGCGTCGCGCTCATCGGCAGCGTCGGGGAACTTCTAACGGCGGAAACATTGGCGCAAGCCGGGACGCCGCGCGAATCTTGGCAACCGTCAAAAGGTCGTCAAATTCCTTCAAGTCGGCAATCTTTCGCGCGAATCGAATCCGCGTTTCAAGCTCTGCCTTTTGGCTTAACGGTTCGCGGCAGTGCATAGGTATCGGACTTCGACGTTTGTCTGGCCAAGGTCAATCCGTTCAATGCGATAGACGCGGGCGCGGTGCGTCAGCAACCCGCCGACGGCTGGCACCGTGCCCGGCAGGTCCGCAACTCGCGCCGTGATTTGCAGGTCGAAGTCATCAAGGAAGCCGCCAATCTCATTCTTCCGGCCTTGCCCGCGAAACGTCACGGCACAGTCAATCGTTGCTGCGCCAAAGGTGAACGTCTCGCCGAGTTCGTCGAAAATCGCGGCAAGGTCGGTGGCCTGTTCAGTTTGAAGGCTCATGTCCGGTCAGGGTATCATTCGTGGCCGCGCTTTGCAACGGCGGCGGTGCCTCCGTAGTGGCGGCGCTGTGATGGTATTCGTGCAGCACGGCGGGAATGTGAACCTCCCGCAATCCTGCCAGCCCGCAGAGGGGCGCGGCGAATGCCCAGTCTTCGCCGTAATTCGTCGGCGGGAACCGGGACAAAACCGCCAGCGTCCGCCGCCAAGCGCAGACGTGCCAAGCATTCCGCTTCGTCAGTCCGCCCGGCTTAAAGCCTTCGTTCGGGTTGCCCAGCCTGAATTCAATCTCGCCGCTCACGCCGTTCACAACCGCAAGCTGCCGAAATGTAACCACGTCCGGGCCCTGCCGAATCGCCGCCAGCAGCGCGGCAACGTATTCAGGCGTCACCGCGTCGTCATCATCACAAAACGCGACGTAGGCCCCGCCAGCCGCGCGCAGCAGTGCGTCCCGCTTCTCGCCTACCGTCCGCCGCTTGTTGTCCACAAGGATAAGGTGCTCAACTGGCTGGTCGCCAATCTGTCGCGCAAGCTCCGCGTGCAGCGCTTCAATTTGCGGCCAGCGTGACGGGACGCCGGGGGTGAGTATTGACAACAGTGGTTTCATAGTTCGTTAAACCAAATCCATCCGGCTTGCTTCGCATTCGGTAGCGCCTCAATAACGGCGCGCATCACCGGCTCATGCTGCGAATCGTGGCCGGCAATCATGCCGCCCGGCTTCACCTTTGGAATCCAAGCGGCCAAGTCCCGCTTCACGCTCTCGTAATCATGCGCGGCGTCAATGAAGGCGAACGCCAATCCGTCGGGCACGAGTGCCGCCGCCGCTGCGCTGTCGGATTCCACAACCTCGATCATGTCCGCCACGCCGCACCGTTGCAGGTTGGCTTCAAATGCCCGCCGCACGCTCCCGTTATGCCGCGCCACAATCGCGGCGTCCTCGCCTTTGAACGTGTCCACCGCGTAGATTTTCACCCGCTTCCCGGCCCGCTTGCAGGCTTGCGCCAAGTAAATCACGGAGCGGCCAAACCAAACGCCGACTTCTGCCACCGCGTCGCCGTCATTCACCCGCGCGGCAACCTTGTCATAGAACTCGGGGAAGTTGAAAAAACCCGGCACACTCGACCAGTCCACCGCCGCACGCAGTTTTTCCAAAACCGCCTTGCCCTGCACGTAGCGTTCGGGCGCGTTCTGTGCCGCGTGTGTAGCGTCCATCGGCTTCCCCGTGAATATCGGGTGGCGATGGTCGAAAACGATGTCGCGCGCCTGAATAACCTGCCCGCGTGCGTAGGCAAGCTCAGTAAACCAGTTATCCGAATACACGCCCGTGAACTCAGGGTGAAACAAGAAACAGTCCTGCCCGTAATACGCCCGCGTGCAAATCGCCATGCAGAGCAGGTCGTCGTTTCTGTGCCCGTCAGATATGGCCAACACGCGCGGCTGTTTCAAGTCGCCAATCCGATTCAGAATCAGGGTGTCCCAGCCTTGAACCGGCGTCCAATCGTCGGAGAGTTGAATCAAAACTTGGCCAAGCGAAGCCGCTGCCGCCGCGTTCCACGCTGCCACGCATCCGCCGCCCGGCTGCAATTCGACGTGGTGAAACCGGCGCAGGCAATGGCTTTCCGCGTCGTCATTGTCGAATGCAAAGATGTGCTCGATTTCGTCGGGGTGGTCCGCAAGGTCATACCAGAGCTTGCGGGCAATAACAGCGCCCTGTGGCCGCCCCCGCGTCGCGTGCAGCAGCGAAATCTTACAGCCGCCCGCCCGCATCAAGGCATCGCGCCGGATGGTTTCCGCTTCCATCGTCATGCCGTTTGCGCGCAACGCTTGGCAGTAAATATCCGTGCCGACGTAGCCGTAAAAATGCTTGCGGTTGTTCCAATCCGTATGACGCGGCGGGGGCGTGGCTCGCATCTGTTGCGCGTAGGCAAGCGCAAGGTCCGGCTTGCCGAAATCCAGCGCATTGCCAGACAACGAACCAAGCGCCTCACGCCGGGTCGGGTCGGTTTTGTAAGCCTCATGCAACAGTGTTTCACGTTGCGCTGGGTCGGTCGTCATGCGGGCGACGTTCAGCAGCATCTCGTAACGCTCTGGCCGGCCAAGTCGCGGGTCTTCAAAGGCGCGCATCGCGGCCTTGATGCTGCCCTCGATGTCGCCGATTCCTTGAAGCTCGCCGTGCAAATGGTAAAGCAAGCCGGGGTGCATTTCACTGTCAGGAATGCTCCGCAGAATCCGCAGGTTCCTTTCATTGCTGCCGGTTTTCGTCATCAACGGGGCGTGTGCGATAACCACGCGATCATCATGCGGGCCGCTGACAGGTTCCACGTTGAACGTGAAACATTCGTGCACCGGATACTGCCAGCGGCCCGCCCGCCTGTTCACCAGCCGTTCGCGCGGAATGCTTACACCCAGCGTGCTGATTTTGTAAGGGAAAACGTAGGCGTCAAATTTCGCCGCCGCCGCGTGTTCGCGAATGTATTCCGCGCCGCTTTCGAGCGTGTCGTCAGAATCGCACCAAAAACAGTAGTCATTCGAGGCGAGGTCAAAGCTGAGTTGCCGCGCCGACGCGAAGTTGTCCACATGCGGCCAGTCGGCGTGCTCCGGTTTGTTCTTGTATTCACCCAAAACGAGCGGGGTTCCGGTTGCTTCGCAAAACCTTTTTACAATTTCCAGTGTGCCATCTGGCGCGGCGCTGCCAATCGCGCGCACCACTACTATTTCGTCCGCAATGCGCGCGAAGTTAAACAGGCATCGTTCAATGTATTCGGCGACATTGCCGACAATCATGCAGAGGCTAATCTTGTTGCTCATAAAAAATCAGCCGTGGAGGTGAGTCTCCACGGCTGTCCTAACGCGTTTCGGAAAACTTCGCCGGGCGGACTCACACGCTCGGTAAGTTAGATGTTCGCTCAGTTATAGACCCTGATTTCCACAAACGTCCCTTCAAGCAAATCATCCGCAATTGCATGCGCGCCGTGCGGGTCGCAGGTCGTCAGCGTGATGACATTCGCGCTGGTCCGCGTTGCCGTGTGCGATGATTCAATGCCGGGCGTCACGCTGATGTAAGTAGTGGCAGGGAATGCGCCTGTCAAGGTTGCAGTGTATGTGCCCTCGCTTGCACGCGCCCAAACCACAGTGCCGTCAAGGTCGTTTCGGAAAACCGTGGCCGTCGGCGCGCCCGTGCCGGATTGCGACAACTTCGCAACGTAAAGCTCAACGCCGTTGACCGTGTCGCATCGCAGGTTGCCCGCGAAATAAGCCCCGCCGTTGGTTTGGTTTGCCATAAGAAAAAGGCGGGAGGGGTCGCCTCCCGCCGTTGGTGCGCGCTCAGATTAGTCGGTGCGCTTGATGACGCGGCCGGCGGTGGTGAGTCCCTTGGAGTAACCGTAATTGCACTCCATGTTCAGATAGCGCGTGCCAGTGTTCGCGTCGTAGTGCTTCCGCAGGCCCAGCGTGATGCCGGTCTCAGGGTCGGTCACGGCGTAGGCGGACTCGTAGGCGGACGGGTCTTGCGGTTGCAGATACCGCATCGCAACGGCGATGGCGTTCGGGTGCGCGGCGAAGGCCATCACGCTCGCGCCCGATGCGAACAGGTTGTTGAGTTCGTGGAAGTCGAACCCGGCCGCGCGCATCACCTTGCCCTCTTGGAGCACGGAGTTGTCGCGGAACATGTGCGCCTGAACGAAGTTCGTGACACCAAGCAGCGCGTCGTAGGGCGTGCAGTCAATCAGCATCGAACGCGGCTCGGCGGGCACGTCGTTTTGGTTCAGGTCAAGCCGCGCCTTGCGAAGCTGCGGAACGTCCATCGCGGTCGAAGCAACGGCGGTTGCAAGCGAGAAGTTCGCCGTGGTCACAAGCGAGAGCACGTCTTGCAACACAAGCAACGCGAGCGCAGCGCCCTGTTGCCGGCCGAAGGACTCCAGCGAACTCGCGGAACTGTTCGCGGCGGTGATGTCGTCCTGCCCGATGTGAACGATCTTGTGCTGGCTCAGCGAAATCGTCACGACGGACTTGGTGCCACCGGAAACGGCGTAACTGCCGCCGAATGTGGTGGCGGTCAGTCCAGACACGAGGGGCACAAGCACGTTCGCCCCGCGCGTGCCGGGCGCAGCGGAGAAGTTGGTGGAGAACGCGCGGAAAGGCGCGAGGATTTTCACGAAGGACTCCAGCGCGCTCTGGCTGATAATCTCGTCGTCGAGGTTGGTGTAGGTGGCCATGATGTTTTTGTTTTGGGGTTGCTACTGAAATCAGTTCTGGTGAGTGCGGTTGAACTCGGCGCGAATTGCGGCGCGGTTTTCCTTGAACAGCTTGGCGCGCTTGGCTGGGTCTTTCTCGGCGTCCAGTGCGGCGAGGATGTTCACAGCGGCGGGCGCGGGAGCGGCCTTCGCGGGTTCAGCGCCGACGGCGGCAAGCTGCTGAACAGCAACCTCTGCGGCCTTGGTTTCCACAGCAGCGGCAAAATCCTTGTTGGCTTTCTCAGCGTCGGCCAACTTCACGGCGAGCGCGTCGCGTTCAGCGGACAGCGTCGCATTCGCGGCAGTCAGCGAATCGCGCGCGGCGGTGAGTGTGGCGATGTCCGGCAACGCGGAAGCGGCGGCCTTCAACGAGGCATTTTCCGCGCGAAGGTTGGTAAGCTCTTGGAGTGCTGTCATAAGTTTTGCTTCTCTTTACATTAGCCCAGCTACTACGTCAAGTCTGCGAGCAACATTTTTTTCGCTTCGCCAACATCAGAAACCAGCGCGTCCGTCAGTGACTCGCGCCCGGCCTCGTAGCCCATGAACGTCTGGCCTTCCATCGCGGCCTCTGCGATGCCGGGGCGGTGCTCTAGCACAAAACCCTTGAACACGGCGGCGAGGCTGGAAATTCGCTGCTGAATCGAAGCGGATTGTTCCTCGCTAAGTGACGTTCCGGGCACGCCTGCGCCCTTGAATTTTCCAGAGCGGAAAACCTTTACGACAATTCCCATCGCGGCAGCCAGCGCGCTCATGTCTTGGTGCGCGACATAAACGCCGATGCTGCCAACCTCCGCGCTGGTAGTTGCAAAAATCGCGCGGGACGGCGCGGCCAGCCAGTATGCGGCAGAGCAGCACATGCCAGATGTGAAAGAATAAACCGGCTTGCGTTTTGCAGCTTCCGCGATGAACGCGCCAAGCTCTGGTGTGCCGCTCACGAAACCGCCCGGCGAATCGAAGTCCAACAGAATCGCCTTGACGTTGGAATCGGCGAGCGCGACTTCCATGTCGCGCCGAATCTTCGCGGTGTCCACAAATCCAAACGCCGACGCGATGGACGGCAGCCCGGTTTGAATTGTGCCGCGCACTGGCACTGTGGCGATTCCATCCGCGTCAACGGTCATCTGTGGAATCGGGTCGCCGTAGCAGTCGCATTCGTTGCCGTCATCATCCTCGAAACCCATTGCGCCCGGTGCGCCCGGCGAAATCTCGGCAAGTGTCGCAATGCGCGCGGACCATCGGCGCGGGTCAATCAACAGCAGGTCTTGTGATTCAAGGATTGCTTTCATCGTCGGTTACAGGTTCGTCCGCACTATCGTCTTCCGTCATCATCGCGGGAGGATTCGCACTGCGCTGCTGCAACAGGGACAACGCGGCCTCAATCGTGATGCCATGCTTTTCGGCCAGCCTACGCCCGCGTATAAGCAGGTCATCCGTTTCGGCCTCGGCTTGCTCCCGCTCCTCTTCCCACCATTTGCCACGGCGCGCGGCAACGTCTTTCAAGGTCACGAAGCCCAGCTTGTATTCCTCACGGTCAACCTGCGAGGACCAGCCCCGGTCCGCAGTGAGTTCAGCCGGCGCGGAGTGCGCTATTTTCCACCAGTCAGGATTTGGTGGGAGTTCGCCCGATTGAATCGCCTTCGCAATCCGCCAAGCGTCGATGCGCGCGGCGATCTTTTGGGCAATCGTCTGGTATTCGCCGATGGTGCGGTGGGCGACTTCCATCACCATCCGCAGCGAAGCCCCGCCGATTTTCGAGGCGTTCACCGTCAGTTCGTAGGGCCAGTTAATCGCGGCCAGCCCGTCCCGCGTGACGCGCTCCCAAAACTCCTGAGAGTTTGCCGATGGCCGGCTGGATTCTGGGAATTCAATCTTGCTCCCGCTGTTGGACCGAAACACTCGGATGCTGCCGCCGTCCACGCGCTCCTCGTAGAGCGTCCCTGTGTCCGTCGCGGTCGAGGTTATATCCTCCGCGTCCGGGTCAATGCGGCCCTCTTCCGTGTGCTCAACTACCGCGTAGCTGGCCTCCTTTTTCAAAGCCAGCCGCAGGAATTCAAACGCCTGCTTGCGGTCCTGCCAGTCACGAATGCCAGCCGCGATTTGCGACACGCCGCGCGTCTGGTCTGAGAAGTCTGGCCGGTAATAAACAGCCAAGTCCGCCGATGAATAATCTCGGAAGTCTGAACCGTCGGGACCATAGACACGCCAGCCAACGGTTCGGCCCCACGGATTCAGGATTGCGCCGTTGCAAAGAAGGTTTCCGGCAAACTCGCCCTCAGTGATTTCAGTCGCCTCGCCATAAGCGCCGATGCGGTGCGAGGAAATCAGTTGGATTTGCGGATAGTCCGCCGCCTCGCTCGACGTCAGCAGCACGCCCGCGTCGCCGTCACGGATGATGGACACCAAGGCCACGCGCAGCGCGTTGCGCCAATCGAAAGCCCCGCCCGAAATCACACAAATCTTATGCCACTCGTAAAGCAACTCTTCCGCGCGGTTGCCCCAATCGCCTTGCGGACGCCCGTAGTATTGCGGAATGAATCCGTTGCCGATGCTCACGTTGGCCAGCGTGACGATTGCATTTTGCAACTGCGCGACGTTGGCAAACAGGTAGCGTCCAAGGCTGGTAAGTTCACGTTGTCCCGCCGCTGCCGTCGCGTTGTAGTCGCGCGCGACGCGTGGCACGTAAGGCCGCGTGTTGTCAGGCTTTGCTGCGTCGTAAAGCGAGTTGCCCCGCGCTTGAAACGGCTTCCCGAACTGGTCCAGAATGCGGAAGGGTTTTGCGCTCACGGGTTGAAAGCCGAGTTGAAATTGCATCGGGCCTTAGTCACCAGCGCGCCGTATTGAGCCGGGTCAATTTTCCGCAGGGCGTAACGGCACTCTTCCAAAACTTCCTTTACTGGCATCACAAATTGCTTCCCGGTCGTGGTGTTGCCGCTGCCCCACGTCATCAAGGTTTTGCCCTCCGTCACTAGCGTTTTCGCTTGCGCGCGGATGGCCAAAACCTCGGCCTCGGAGAAGTCAATGAAAACACCAGTTGCCATTGGTGCTACTGCTTACCATTAGTCCGCCTTCTTGTCTAGCGTTGAATCCGCCCCCCGGCTAAACGCCGAAACGTCCATCGCCACAAACGCCATCAGCGCGCAGTCGCCCCAATGGTTATTCCCTGAGTCGCGCCACTTCCAAACGGTTGACCCGCGCGCGTTTTTCTCTGGCTCGCGCCGTTCGTCTTGTAGCTCGGCAACCAAGTCGGGACCAGCGTCGGCAGGGATTTCAAACAGCGGGCCTTTGCCCTTGAGCGCATACAGGTAAAGCCTGTCCTTATACACGCCATTGCTCCATTCCACCCGCGTCACACCGCGCGTGTTTGCTTTCTCCGTGCCGATAAACGGGTCAACGGATTTCACCCGATAGGGGCGCGAAATAACCCGGCCCGATGCCGTCGGATGCGCGAACGATTCCTGCGCGCTGCCGCGCATCGCAACCCATGCCCAGCGGACGCACTCCCGCAGGATTTCAGTTTGCCGGTTGCCGTCGGCGCTGTCGATGAAGACGCCGCGATTCGCAACGCCGTGCCGTTCCTGCAATCCGCGCAGGTCCGCAAAGTTTGAAACCCTGCCGTAGTCCACGAGGCGAAGCTCGCCGCCCGCGCGAAGCTGGCAGACGAGGAACTTCAAGTGGTCCTTCTGAACGTCCACCGTCAGAATCCGCGTCATCTTGCGCTTGTCCGTTTCTGTAACCGGCCAGAATTCTCCGCGCTGATATTTTCCGCAGAGCTTCATTATGTCTTCGGCGTTCGCCGCGTCTCCCATCATCAGCCACGGCTCGCCAAGTGTTTCGCGCACGAATGATTTCAGCGCCTCAAGGTTTCCGTTTTCCGCCTGCTCCTTGGCCGCGATAAACTCGCAGGCGATGTCGTCCCATTTCACCCAAAGCGAATAAAGCGCGTTCCACGCGAAGGACTCGCTCCCCGGCTCTGGCGTTGGGTTGCGGTCATACCGCGCCAGCGTTTGCAACAGCTTGAACTGTTCCGCTTGCCGGAATTCAGCCGCGCACTTCTCGCACTGGTAACGCACGGTCTTGCGAAGCTCCGTCCAATTCCATTTCCCGGCCGGCCTCGTTTCGTCGTTTGTGTCCCATAGAAAACCGCCTTGCTCGCGCGGCTCTGGAAACAAAACGGACTTCTCCCGGCCAAACCTGAACGGCTGACGGTGCCCGCACGATGGGCAGGCGAAGTGGAAAAACGTCTGCGTGCCGCGTTCCCATTGCGCGTGCATTTCCTCCCCGGCGTCTTTCGGCGTCGAAATCACAACCGTCTTCGACTGCCGATAGCTTCGCACGCGCTTCTGGACTTTGCCCAGCGCGTCGGGTGGCCAGTCGCTTGCCTCATCGCATACCAGCCAACGGACGGGCGTTGACTTCAATTTTGACGGGGAGTTTGCGCCGCGAAAATAAAGCGGCATGGTCGAGAACTGAATCAGGTTCAGTGTCTTCTCAGCCCGGACGGTCGGCATCCGTTTGGCAACGTCGGGGATGTTTTCCAAAAGCGGCAGGAGTCGCGCTTTGGTGAATTCGTCGCAAGCCTCCTCCGATGCGGCCACCCAGAACATCGGGCCGGGCGCTTCACAGATTGCCCACGCGCAAAATACCATGAGCGTCTGGGTCTTGCCAGCCTGCGCCGAAACCATCAGCACGACTTTCTTGGTGGTCTTGTTTTGCAGCGCGCCAAAAACCCAGCGGACCATCGGGGAAACGTCGGTCCTGTATGGGCCTTCAATCTGGCTCAGTCCGGTAAGGTCAACCCGCTGCTCGGCCCATTCGTGCAACGGCTGGTCGCTTGGCGGCGTAAGCCATGCAACAATCAGGTCGCGAATCCGAGCTGTTGCAACGTCTTTTTTTTTACGTCTTCGGGGACGTGCGGCAACCCGGCAACCTCCCGCAGCGCGGAACGCAACCCGCCGTTCACCCTGTCCGCGATGAACTCGGCCGGCTGATTGTGGCAGACGTTGGCCACGCCGTCGCCAAAGTTGCACAGGCGCGCCACCAGCGACGTGAGGATTGAACTGTTGGCTTCGCTCACGGCGTCAACCGTCAACAGCTTGCCCTCCTGAATGTCCGCCGCCATTTCCGCAAGTCGCGCCTTGGCGTCCTTCTCCCGCGCGCGGGCGGATTCAAAGTCGCTTCCCTTGTTGCCAGCCGAACCGCGCACGTATTCGCAGTAGCTCCGAACGCATTCGGCCATCATCCAGTGGCTGGTGCTGGTGCCGCGTTTTAGGATGCCCTTGTCGCCAAGCCTTGCCACCTGCCGCGCGGATATGCCCAGCAGCATTGCGAGGTCGCCGGTGCTTAACTCCGCATCGTTCAAGGGCTTAGGCTTAGGTTCGGTCATGTTGCTAGGGGCACATTAAGCGCTCCCT